ATCCTTGCGCGCGTCAATCGAGGCCATGATTGCGCCCTGATCCCAGTTCCGGGGAGCCGTGGTTGAGCCAATGACTTGCCCGCCAGCCGCCGACCGACCGATCAAAGACTGCGGATCAACGTCCTTGCCTTGTGCATTTTTGGTGCGGAGGTGAACGTGGGGGCCGGTAGTATGGCCGGTCATCCCAACCGTGCCGAGCGTTGTTGCCGCAGAAACAGTATCGTTCACTTTGACGGACTGATTGCCGAGGTGCGAATATGACGAAGTATGCCCGTCGCTATGCCTGACTATGACGAACTTGCCGGATTCGGCATCGCTGGCTACCTGGACAACCACGCCCCCGGCAATCGGTCGGACGGCGCTGCCTTGCGGTGCAGCAATGTCGAGGCCCGCCGAGCCGCGTGCCGCGTGCTGCTTGTAGGTGTTGGTGATCGAACCGGCAACCGGCAGCGAATACGAACCGCCCGGAATAACAACAGTCCGGCGCTCGCCTACTGCCTGTGGTGCGCCACTTGAAATATCCAGCCAGTCCGCATCATCTTCACGGTGTTGCAGCGGGGTTTGTATCGTGACCAGAAACCGATTGCGGTCGTCCGCCATCATATCGTCTTTGTGGGATTCAAAATACGACAGAGCCTCATCGACGTGATCGTCGGCAACCAACAATGCAAGCTCTTGTGAATGGGTGTCCGAACGCTTGCCGACGTATTCCTTGTGCCACTCTTGTCTGCGGCGCACGCCATCGGCGGGGGTGATATCCCCCTGTTCGACGGCTGCATTGACCAAGCTGTTCGCGGTGTAGATCGTGGCTTCCCTGAACGCACTGCCCCCGGCAAACGACGATACTATCCCGCCGCCAGTGCTTTGAGCGCCGTCCTGCAAATCAAGCAGGCTCTGGTCGAGAACGCCAACCCGCGCGGACTTGCGCCGGTCGTTGGCTGCCCCGGTTACAGCCGAAGCGCCGCGCGCAATATCTACGTCCACATCGGTATCGAACCCGGCCCGGTCAGAACGGTTCTGCAAGGAGTTGCGAGCCTCATCGCGAGCCACTGCCATCCCTGCGTTATAGCGTTTCTCCCACGTTTCATAATCGGGGTCGCTATCAAGTTGCTGCCGCAGGGTAATATCGGCTTTCAGGATTCTTGCTTTCGCCGCGCTGTAAGCCAGCTTGTCCTGCTTCTCGATCATCCCCTTGCCGATACCAGCAACGGTCTGGCCGAAACCTTCCAAGGCATTGCCAACCGCCCCGGCAGCGGGATTCGATGAAATGCCCCGGCGCGAAACCGGGACCGGGCTTTGGCCCAAACTGTCGCGAGTGGGGAGAACGGGCATTATTTGCCATACCTGTCATAAATGCTAGCGCCCGACGAAAGGATCGAGCCAGCAGCCTTGAGATAACCAGCAGTCTTGACCGACTTCGCCCCTGCACGCTTGGCTTTAGCCTCATCTTCCATGCCCAGAGCGGTTTGGTCGCCATTGTAGAGTGCAGTTAAGGCGCGGTATTCCCCTTCGCCTTCAATCCCCGCCAGAGCATTCACAACCGAAGGATCATCGGCCCCGCCCCCAGAAGCAGCGGCAATCGCCAGCCCTCTTGACGCCGCGAGCTTGGCCTGTCGTTTTTCGTCAATGGCCTGCCTTTGCGATGAGGCACGTTCAAGTCCAGCCTGAGCGTCGAGTTGCGCCGCCTGGCTACGCAGTGCAGCCGCTTCGGAATTGGCCCCAAGGATCGAACCCCCAGCGCTCAGCGCGGTCCCGGCTGCAAGCAGGGCGAGAGGAATTGCCTGGGCCATTACGCGCTCCACTCATAGACGGCATCTCCGTCCACGTCGCCAACATATTCAAACCCAAGGCGATCAAGCAAGGCTTGCGCTTTCGGTTCGTTCCTGTCCCGGATCGTGAACACTGGAAGCCCCCTTGCCTTGAACATGGTTTCCACTTTCTTGAGCAGCCTCAGCACGGTCGGGCTTCCAATATGAGGCCGTAGGGTTTCATCGAAGCCGCAGAACAGACAAGCCCTTGGCCGGGTCAAAGCCAGCCCGATAACCCCCGCTGGCTTGCCGTCCAATTCCGCAACCCACGCCCGGTAAGACACCCCCGCCACTTCGGGATGGAGCCTTGCCACATCGTCGGCGCGGGCAGGGCGGGTCAGTATCATTCCAGCCCGATCACACAGGCCATGACTGTGCATGGTCTTGGACTTGAAGCTTCGAGACAAATCCGGCTGTCAACGTCCCAGTTTCCGGGGAACGGAAATTCTTCTTCGTCATAGGCCACCCGCATATCGTTGGCATCGACTTCGCCAGCCCGTTCGATCATCGGCAGATCGTCCATTGTATCGAAGTCCGGCCCATAACGAAGGCCCGAAGCGTGAAGGTTTCTGGCGATCAGGCCAAGCTGCGAAACCCGCTTCTTCTTGGTCAATGCCTGTTCCGTCGCATAGGCCAGTTTCGTGGACTTGTATTGCGCAACGTAAGGAAGCCCGACCACGGCATTCGTCACTGCGGTTCCCACAGTAATCTGACCGCCCGAAACCGTGAACGTCCCCAGATCACGCCCACAACTCACCCCATCGGCATTGGTAAACGGTGTGCCGGTGTGCCAGCCCCAGACCGCAACTTGCTCGCCCTCCAAAGCCGCAAGCCCGGTGATTGTCGTTGAAGCCGCGCCGGTCCATTCAACAAAAGCGTCCGCAAGTTTGGCCTCGACAAACCCGGTGCATTCACTCTCAAGCGCGAACTTCTCGTGATACCGCACAGCACTGCCGTTGATGGTCCTTGCTACGGTGTAATAGACCTGATCCTCGGCCCCTCCGGGAAGAACCACCGCATCTTCGACAGTGCCATCGGTTTCAATATCGACCCAGCAGGTAACTTCTTCTTGCTTGTCGTAAGCGAGAAGGGCAACCGTCCCATCGGAGCGAATGCAGTGAAACCGCTTTTCCGGTTGATGCTGGACCACAATCTTGATGATCCCAGGCTCGCCAATCTCAGGAATGATCCCGGTCAACTCGCTCACCGCGTAATCGTAAGTCCCGCCGTCATAGGCCGCTTCGTAAACCCGGACGCCGCCGCGCCCGACAAACACCGCAGAGGTATCGACCTTGACCGCCGCAATCGCCGCAGCCCCAACAGTCGAGATTTCCTTGAGGTTGAAATTCGTTGGAGTAAGCGGTTCATCGAACGAAGACGACCGCGCCGAACGAATAGCCCCGTCAGCGCCCAAAAGAAGCCGCTGGAGAGGAATGCCCCAGTGGATCGTATCAACAGGCCCCGAACCAATCGAGCGGCTCACAGGCCCACTATCGCCTTCCACCGTATCATCGTAGTTCGAGAACCCATCCGATACCGATCCCCAAACCCGGTCCTTGCCGAACCACCACATGCGGCCTTCATACAAAGCATCCGAGGATGGAAACCCGCGATAGTCCGACCAGTAGCTTTCAGACCACTCGTTCGTTCCCGTGGTGTTGCCGAACGGTGAAAGCACCGCAACATTGACCACCGTGGAACTCGAATAGCTTGTGACCCGCGCAATCCCGGTTTGCGAACCCGACGAATAGGACAATTCGGCCTCGACCGTCCCCGATGTGTAATTGCCGGTCTTGATCCCGATCCGATAATAAATGATTTGATTGGCAAGCGTGTCGTCATAGGAAATCGCGGTATTGGCCGTGTAGCTTCCCGCCACCGCATCGACCCAGCTTCCTATCGCACCAACAGAGTATTGCAGCGTCACGGTAGCAACCCATGTTCCGGTCAGGAACAGCGAAAACACTCTGGCCCCATCAACTCCCGTCACTCTGATCGGATCGGAATACTGATCCGCAGCCGTCAACGATTCGACCGCCGATTGCCCGGTTTGCGTCAGGCGAAACAACGTCCCCACTTGCGTTGACTTGAACATCTCAGCCGATGCAGTCAGGGTAACGTCCCCGTCAATGTCCGAGGGCGTGAGTGTGATTGGTCCAGTATTCTCAATCTTGAACGGGCCATTGTCCGATTTGTAGGTGATGATCGACCAGCTATCGACCGCCCTTCGTTCGATCCTGCGTTGCCGGTAGCCAGCCGCCGCGACGAAAACCACATCGCCGGATTGGTCCCAGCGCAGTTTCGAGAAGTCTGCCACGTCCCACGGTGCCACCAACTCCATTGTCCCGGCAGAAGCCACCACAATGCTGTCAACCAGCGCGGCGGGGATTTCATAGTTGAACAGGTCGATGTAAAAATCACCTGTCGGCGTGAATGCCAGACTGTGAACGCCGGTCGAAAGCGTGGTTTCCGTGATATACTGATCGCCCCCTGCAGCCGACCCGACCCGGATCAAGACCGGACCCCGTTCAATCACGATGTTGAGCGCGTGGCGCACCCCGATATTGCCCCCGGCGCAAGTCACCTGTTGCCGGCGCTTGGCCGCAGCCGACCCATCTCCGACCAGTTGCATGTAACCACTGGCGTGCCACGAAGAAACAGCAGCCCCACCGTCCTGATCGGTCCACGAAGCAATGTCAGTGGCAAACGTCCCATTGGTAACCGCCGTGGTCACACTGGCGCGAGTAACCAGAACATCATCGACCCACACCCGCATCAGGTTGTCAGTCAGCTCCAGCCGGGCAGTGTCCGAAACCGCGTAGATAAACGGGATGGTCAGCGAGGTCAGATTGCTTTTGCTCGCCCCGGTATAACCAAGGCCAGGCCGCAGCATCATCGAACCCAAGGTTCGCGGCATCCAGTTGGTTTGAATCTCCGACGACAAGGCGGTGCGCTTGAAATCCGTCCGCGCCAAAGCCAGTGGGGAAATCCTCCCACGGTTGAAGGAAAGGATTGTAGTTTCGCTCATACCAATTGCGAACCCGCGCGTTCACGCGGCCAGCCCGAACGCCTTGCAGTTACCCACCCGCCTTGCGGCATGAACTTGGTCGGCTTGCGCATCGCATCGCCGGATTTGGCATTGCGAAGCGCGGTCTGGAAGGCATAGTCCGCAAGTTTGATCTTGTTTTCGCCCTGCGTGAGATTGCCCGCAATTTCTCTGGCCAGATCAGCCTCGACCGCTTTGGTAAAAGTCTCAGGCCAGAGCGAAAGGTCAGCCCCGTAGGACGTGTGGTTTGAGACATATTGAACGTAGATGGTCTGCAAATCGCAATACCAGTAGTGCCGTTCGTCCGCGTAGTGCAGCAAGGGCTGCTGGCAGTATTCGTCCTGATAAATGCCGCAGACATCGACCATATCCGAAGGCTGATCGAAGGCATAGCGATAGCCGAACGGCGGCTCGACTGAGGGGGAATAGTCAATCTGCACCGTCCGCATGGCGAAGGTCCATTGCCCCAGCTCCAGACACAGCTTGACCGAGCCTTCGGTCTGGCCGTCGCCATAGGCATCATCGAGCAACCGGCGCGGTTCGCGGTTCTCGGTCAGAGACGCAAGTTTGCGCTCAGAGAGAATGCGAAGTGCGCCATTGTAGAGGCCTAGTTTGGTCGTCATGGAATGTCGCCTACGCCGGGAGGTTGAACATAATTGCCGGTGTTTGGAGGTGCGGCAGCGGCAGGAGTTGTGACCTTACCAACCAAATGCCTGTCCCCCGTTTGCGCCGCCGTGGTCTGCGAAGTGGTAGCAACATAAGTCACTGCGCCGCCCGCCCGCGTGGCATCGTCGTAGTAGATGTATTCCAGCGTCGAATAGGGCAGCGCAGTGACATTCCCGGCATTGACCGCCACACTTGTCCCATCGGCATAGAACCGGGTATGCGCGCCCACCGCAACGGTGACATTGGCCCCGGCGTCGGTTGCCGTGAGTGTGGCCCCCGATGGGTAGCTGCTGACCAGATTGCTTTGATCCGTCACCCCGTCCGCTGCGGTCTGCGCATTGGCCGCAGCGGTATTGGCGGTGGCGGCAGCGGCAATGGCAGCCGCCGCCGCGCCATCGACCGTGTCCAGCACAATTTTCCCGTAGGCCAACCGTGTGGCGAGCGAAGGCATTACGCGGCGATCAGTTCAGCCATGCGCGCGTCTGCCGCCTCCTTGGTCGGCAAACCCTTCTCGACCTTGGCTTTGTCCGAAGTGCGGATAATCACGAACCTGTCGGCAGGGCCGTTGAACTTGGTCATGTAACTGCCTTCAGTATCGGCAGCGGACTTCTTCGCCGTCGCCAGAGCAGTTTGCCACAGCAAGGCAAAAGTGGGAATATGAACCGCCGTCGCAGTCACCTTCACATCAGTCACCAGCACTTCGGCATACCAGGCATTGTCTTCCGCGCGCAGTTCCAGAATGTCGCCTGAGCGAAGCTGTTTGGCGACATGGACCCACATGGCCCGATCCAGTGCATCTTCGATTGAAACGCCCGCGTCGATGGTCTGGCGATAGCGCTGGCGCGCTTCTTCGGCCAACTGAATACGCGCGGTAAGAGGCTTGAGCATTTGCATTCTCCTGTAACAAAAAGGGCGGCCCGTGAAGACCGCCCTTAGAGGTGACGAAAGGTTGTCCAGATTAGTCCGAGTCGGTCTGGCTGATTGCGGTGCCGTCGCTGATATCCGCCTGCCCGCCTGCGGTTACGTCGATGACGGTGCAGAGCGAAGTGGTCGGGGTCGCAGTGTCGCGGACAATCACGGTATCCCCCACCTTCATGCCAAGTGCGGCACCGTTGGTGAAGTAGCCCGAGGTGTTGACCGTGGCGATGGGGTCTGCCGAAGTATATTGCCAGATCCCACCAGCGCCAGCGAATGCGGGCGTGAGGAGGGCGGGCGGAGTCGAAGTCGAATATGCCATTTCACATTATCCCTTATTCAGCAGCCCAGGCCGAGCTGTCGTGGTTCATCACGACAACGCCGGTGTTCTGGAGGAGAGCGGACCCCATGAAGACGGTGGCGCGGGCATAGGAATAATCATCCTCGCCATTATAGCCAACATCGGTCATGATCCCGCCCGAATTGATCGCATGGCCGACCGCGTTTTTGTGCCACATGAAGCACTTCTCAGCCGAAGTGCCCGCACCCGGCAGGTTGACGTGTTCGATCCACTTGACCTTGTTCCACTCGTAGTAACCGGACTTGTCGGTCCAGTCAGCATCGCCGCTGTCCATTGGCTTGCGGGTCACATAGTCGGCGCTCGAAAATTCAGGAGCCTGGAGCAGATAGCCCATGAAGCCCGGCGAGACAGCGGCCCAGATGTTGCCATCGTTGGGAACGCCAGCGTTGCCGAGAATGACCTTGGCGCGCAGTGCCATCGCAAGCGAAGCGGTCTGCGTTGCCCCGGTGTCCTGGGTGCCGGTGTTGAGGATCGTGAGAATGTCGCTGTCAATCTTGCGATTGATAACGGCGGCAGTCGTGCGCTGCATCACCGCGCGCTGGTTGCCCTGCGAAGCGAAGATGTTGAAGCCGGTCTTGCGGACCTTATCGTGCCATTCCGCCAAAGTGGCAGAGGTCTGGGTCAGGTCGTCGTTGCGAGCCGGGATCAGGCCATTGACGCCGCGCGTTACCGCAGTTGCGCCGCCGGAACCGGCAACGAGGAACGTCGCGGTGTTGCCCTTGATCTCGACTTCGGTGGTGACAGCATCCCGCAACAGCGCGGTCTGTGCCTCGAAAACAGCGATGGTTTCATCGCGATACTGGGTCTGAAATGCCGTAGCAGCCATGATTGGCCTCCATAGGAAAACGGGTTGAGGTTTTCAGAGGAGCCATCATGGGCAAATCGGGAGCCTTGCGGGGCGATTTGCGATCCCATTAACGGGGTCTGTTTGGTTGCCGGGGCGGCCAAGCCGGGAGCCAGCAAGTCCGCCTTATTCAAACAAATCGGATTTGGCAACCAAAAAGTGCATTTCAATCGGAAGAAGCGATTACGCCTTGATCCTGCTCTGCGCTTCAAGCAGTTCGCGGTAGCGGGCCTGCATTTTCTCGTCCTTGGTATAGGCGCTGGTCCCCATCTTGGACTTGATCGAAGCAATCTCATCCGCGATTGCGCTGGCCTGATTGGCCCCAGCACCTGGAACCACAGTGGCAAGCGGGTTTTCTTCCAAGGCCCTTGCAACCAGCCAGCGGCGGATTTCAGGATTGTAGCCCAGCGGCACACCATCAGGCCCAGTGCCTTTGTCGAACGCATCCCGAACAGCTTCAGGCAATGAGCCGACATAGTTTTGGAGAATGTTCTCGTTGCGGCGATATTCTCCCGGCGTGGCCCATTCTTCCCGAAGCGCGTCCTCGCAACCCTTCTTCGCAACAGCGGCAGCTTCAAGCATTGCGGCCTGCTGTTCCTCGACGATCTCATAGTAGCTGTCGAGCGCGGCGTTGGTCGTGGCTTGCGGGGCGTTGGCGGCGTGCATCTTGGCCAGGAACACATCGACGAACGGCTTGTCCTCGTCCCCAACTACCAGTCCCTCAGGCAATTTGGTCAGGTAATCCGCAGGGGCTTCGGGAATGTCGAACGCTTTGCGGTATGCGGCCTTTTCTTCGTCGGTTGAATCGTCGTTCAGCGGCGATGCCATAGTGCCGCTTGACAGCTTGGCCCGCAT